ATACATAAAAACAATATACCTTTCATTGAGGGGTGTATTGTTAAGTATGCAATTCGTTGGAGAGACAAGGGTGGAGTTAAAGACCTTGATAAAATAATCCACTATGCCAACCTTTTGAAAGAGCTAGAAAATGCTAACACTAAATGAACTAAAAGAAAAGCTTGCTGAACAGGTAGACGAGGTAGATTTAATACAAATATTGGGAATCACATCCTACGATCTAGTAAATGCTTTTGATGAAATTATAGAAGAAAACTATGATAGACTTATGCAAGAACTAGAGCTAGGGGAATACTTCCCAGAAGATTAACGATAACAGAAAGAGACAGATTATGGACAAAAGTCAAAAGATATTATCGGACATCACTATATTTAATAAATATGCAAAGTATGTCCCAGAAACAGAACGTCGTGAGACGTGGGAAGAGCTAGTAGAACGTAACATGGTAATGCACATTAGAAAGTACCCTAAATTAAAGCAGGAGATTAAAGATGTTTATAAGTATGTGTTCAATCGTCAAGTGCTCCCTTCTATGCGGAGTCTACAGTTTGGTGGGGCTCCTATCGAGCTTAGTAATAACCGCATGTTCAATTGTGCTTATTCCCCTGTCGACCACCCTGCCGTTTTCAGTGAGACAATGTTTAACTTACTTGGTGGATCTGGAGTGGGCTTTAGCGTTCAAAGCAGACACACAGAGAAACTCCCTGTCGTTGTTGGTCCGTCTAATAAAACACGAAGGTTCTTAGTAGGAGATTCGATTGAAGGGTGGGCTGATGCAGTTAAAGTATTAATTAAATCCTATACAACTGGTAAGGCAGACCCTAACTTTGACTTTAGAGATGTTAGACCTAAAGGCTCTAGGCTCATTACCTCTGGTGGTAAAGCACCAGGTCCTGATCCGTTAAGACTGTGCTTAGATAACTTAAGAGCAGTATTAAACAACTCTATCGGTAGAAAGTTAAAGCCTATAGAGGTACATGACATGATTTGTCATATAGCTGATGCAGTGCTATCTGGTGGAATTAGACGTGCAGCGTTAATTAGTCTGTTCGACAAAGATGATTTAGATATGCTCTCAGCTAAGAGTGGCGACTGGTGGGAACTTAATCCGCAGCGAGGTAGAGCTAATAACTCTGTGTCGTTAAACAGAGAGACCATGACAGAAGCAGAGTGGAAGACACTATGGAAACGTGTAGAAGACTCAGGTTCAGGAGAACCAGGAGTGTTCTGGACTAATAACCATGATGTTGGAACTAACCCTTGTGCTGAGATTAGCTTACGTCCTAACTCCTATTGTAATCTAGTAGAGGTAAACGTAAGTGATGTTAAGACACAAAAAGAATTAAACAATAGAGTTAAAGCCGCAACTTTTATTGGCACTCTACAAGCAGGTTACACAGACTTCCATTATCTACGGAGTGTGTGGAAAGAAACTTCAGAAGAAGATGCCTTGTTAGGCGTAAGTATGACCGGCATTGCTTCTGCAGGAGTCTTGGAGCTAGACTTAAAAGAAGCTTCAGCAGTAACTAAACTAGAGAATACTCGTGTGGCTAACCTCATAGGCATTAACGAGTCTGCTAGGATCACGACAGTGAAGCCTGCAGGTACAACTAGTCTTGTATTAGGATCTAGTTCAGGTATCCATGCTTGGCATAATGATTACTATATTAGACGTATGAGGGTTGGTAAGAATGAACCTTTATATACTTATATGATAAATACTGTTCCTCAGCTTATCGAGGATTGCCAATTTAAACCTCATCTTGAGGCTGTTATGTCGTTCCCACAGAAGGCACCAGACAATGCCATCTTAAGAACAGAATCATATAAAGCTATTTTAGAAAGAGTTAAAAGGTTTAATTTAGAATGGATAGATGGTGGTCATAATCATGGAGACAATAAACACAATGTATCGTGTACTATCTCTTTGAAAGACAACCAGTGGGAATCATGTGGTAAATGGATGTGGGAGAATCGTCATAACTACACGGGTATCTCTGTGCTACCTTATGATGGTGGAACTTATATTCAGGCACCATTTGAAGATTGTGATAAGGCTACATTTGATAGGCTATATAAATACCTCAAAAGTATAGACTTAACAAAAGTAATCGAACACGATGATTTAACAGAAGCTAAAGATAATTTAGCTTGTTCAGGAGGTTCATGTGAATTATGATGATAACTTTCTACCCTATTTATGGATTGTCTCTAGGTTTTCAAGTAACTGGAGGTAATACAGAAGATGGGCAAGCAGTAAATGTCCTTTTATTAGACATTTTGTTATTTACGCTACAATTTGCATGGATCTCTCAAAAAGAGCTTCCATAATCGCTCTCTGTTGCGTTATTTTAAGTAAGCCTATGTTGTGGTATCAAAATATTAGATATTGCGTCATAGGCTCTTAAAATGCTTTATAACATAAATAATGGTTTATCTGAGGCTTGATTAGCCATTTCAGCAGACATTGACCCAATTGTTGCTTTTTTAATTAAATCTGCAGCGGAGTTCATCCATTGCTGCTTCTTAACCTGACCAGGAAGTCTTAACAGTTTTTCTCTAAGAGCTATAATAGCCTCTTTAGACATAACTCCAGACTTTTCTATTGCAGGTCTCAACCTATGAAACTCTTTCATTAGAGTCTCTCTACTTATTTCCCTACCTGCGGTTTTACCTTGTTGTGTTATAGCTTCACCAAAGTTAGCAAAGTGTTGATTGATAGCTTTAACAAACTCTTGTTTACCTGTAGGGGATTGAGCAATATTATCTAAAGCATTTGAAAAAGCCTTAGTTCCAAAGTTAAACCCAGTGTCAACAATAGTTGGAATGGAGTCTTGAGCAAGAGCTATGAACTCTTGTTGCTCAATGTTTTTAAGGACACTATAACCTTTCGCACCAGTCACTCTTTCAAGATAAGCATCAAATGCCTCTTTTAAAGCCTTTTGTGCAGGATCACCAATCTTACGTTGAACCTCTCCTTTAACAAGACCACTATAAGACCCACCACTTTGTATTAAATTAATAAGTTTATCTGGTGCCATAGCACGTACTGTAGCATCAGTGTCTACTAGGCTATCAAGAATCTTTTTAATATGAACGACCTCATGCTTTTTAATATCACCTACTTTTTGAAGTCTAAGTAGTTGCCCTAAAAGCAAATCAGTGACCTCAGGAGAACGAGTAAAAGAATCTATCCCTAATTCTGGGGCTGTTCCTTGACTTGATCTTTTAAAAATATCTTTAAATAATGTTTCCCTAAATACATCAGAAGCTTTTTGATTCTCTCCTACATTTATCCCTTGCTTAAATAGCTTTTCCCGAAGCACAACATTTAAAGCATCTGTGTTCTTAGTAGAATATAACCCATCAAAAACATCATCTCCAAAGCTAGCTCTTTTTGCAGCAATGATTGCTTTTTGTTCTGGAGTGCTAGAAGCAAATAAGTTTACTGCCTTTTGTCCTTTATAGGGTAAAAATACTCCAAGGGATTTTACTCCTTTTTGTAGTAACATTTTACCTGCAGCAGGACCTGCCCCACCAAATAGTTCTAGCCCAAATGTATATAGAGGTCTATTACCTGATCTCCTTGACATTTCTCCTGCCATCCCACTAGCAAACCCAGAAACAGCTCCTCCCACAGTTCCAGGACCAGGAGCAATAGCAGTACCTACTCCTGCACCAATAGCTGTAGATAGCCCTACGTTTGTCCAATCCCATTCTTGTGGAGCAGTAGGTGTGTTAAGACTTTCCCAGAGACTAGGCTCTGCATCAATATCTGTAGTTGGAACAACAAGACCTAAATCAGCCTCTGGTCCACCTACTGACTTGTTCCAAGCATCAAAAGGACTCATAGATCCTTTGCCAGGAGCCTCTGTAGGCTCAGGGACACTCTCCATAGAGGTGTCTTTTGTTTTTTGTTGTGATTGCCACTTATCAAATAAACTAGTGTCCGACATTAGTTGCTCCCATATCTTCTATAAATTTCTGCCATTGTTCATCGGAGGCTGATGGAGGTCTCTTTTCCTTCTTCCCGTCAATCTCAGCCCATCCTGCGGTACCTCTACCTGTCCCATTAATTTCAGCCCACTGTTTAAAAGTCATCTCTGGGTCTTTATTTTGTGTTTGGAATGTAAGTACATCGTTACCTGTAAATGGTATTCCCATCCTAACTGAATCTCTAACATTCTCTAATAAAGCTCTTTCTTTCTCATTAAGTGTTGAACTTGTTAAGGAGCCTTCAATAGCAGCATCTACCACTTGCCTAAATTCACCCATCTTAACTAACTGTGTTGCGTGAGTAATACCTGGTTGAGAAAGCAAAGAATCAGTTACGTTTTTCATATGAAATTGACGTACAGCCATACCTTGCGACTGGAGAGAAGCAATGTTAAAAATTACAGGACGTAGTATAGAGTCATATTGGTTTTGATCTTCAGGAGTTATAGCGGTTCCTAGCCATTTAGCCGTAGCAGAGAATACTCCCTTGCCTTCTAAATCCCTAAACATTCCTGCAGTAGCAGGAGATTGACCACCATTAGTTAAAACATCTAAGTTTTGCACTGCCATTTTAACCTCGTTAGCAGATACTACAATCCTACTATTTTTTGTTCTTTCATTAGAGGAAGCATTATCTTTACCACTCTTATTATCTTGTTTAATAGCCTCAATTTCTTTTTTATGATTTTGTCTAATTAATTCTAATTCTCTTGCATCTGCCTTTCTTCTTTTAGCAGCCTCTAATTGACGTTCATAAGCTATGTCTGCCCTTCTTGTCGCTTCAGCTGATATTCGGTCTTTTTCTACTCTAGTAGTCATAAGCCCTAAAAGTTTATCAGCACTGCTATATTTACTTGCTACCTCTAATATTTGATTATCAGTAACAGGAACTCCATTTTGTTTAGCTTTTTCTTGTAAAGCTGTTATTTCATTTTTAAAGTCTACCTCATCTTTAGCATCTTGCTCTGCAGCACTAAGTTTTATATCAGTAAGTCTTGTTTGAGCTTTTGTTTTATTATACTTATCAATCTCTTCATTTCCCATCAACAGGGATTGACTAGCTTCATTTTCATACCCTGCCTCTGATAGTTTTTTAGTAAGTGTAGGAAAGTAAATAGAAGGGTTTTGCATATCTTCTTTAGATAAAGAGTTTTGTAGGTCTTTTTGGATAGATTGCATAGCAACTGCTTTCTTTAGTTCTGGATCTTGTACACCAGTAAGCCCTTGTACTCCTCTAATGACATTGCTACCAAGCCCAGAAAAGGCTTGAGCAAGTGCCCCATATCCAGGAGAGTCTTGAGCAACCAACATCCCAAAGTTCTGGGCTTTAGTATAGTCCTCTGCTTTCTGTTTTTGTATTACTTGCTCTGGACTTAACCCAAAGATACTTTCTACTATTTTAGCCATTATCTATCCTCCTATGTAACTCATGTTAGGTGCACTACCACCTCTAATAGGCTGATACCCTCCACCACCAAATCCGCTAAATAATCCACTTACACTGCTACCCATTTGAGGACCAAAAGCACCTGCTCCTTGCATCATTAAGTTAGTAAACATGGCATTGTTAGCTCTATCTGCTGCACCTCTTATATTTGCAGCGTTCATGTAGCCTGCTGATTGTGCCTGTTGACCTGGTAGAGCTCTTGAACCAATATCTAGCCCTAGCATTAAAGGCTGCATACCCATATTCTCTACACCACCTGTTAAACCTAATAAAGAATTAGCATCCATGTAAGGTTGCATGCCCATTTGACTACCTAAACCAAACAAACCTGTACCAAAGTTTATATCACTTTGCTGTCTAGCATAAGCTTTATCAATTGCATCAGCAGACATAGCAGAGTTTACTTGCTGTCTTGCTAACGCAGAAGAGTATTGTTCAGGGTTTATATAACCACCTGTACCTAATGAGGTGCCAAAGTCTGTTCTTCCTGATCCATAGAGACGTTCTGCTAAAGCAACATCTTCAGCAGCTCGACCTGGAGCTAGTAAGTCCTGTTGTTGACCATAAATATCTGATGCCATTGCATTAATGTCTGTTCCTACACCTCTTCTAAAGATGTCTTCACCTGCACCCTTTATGTCTTCAAACAATAATTTTTGAGATGGATCTGGAATAGCCTCTAAAGCAGACGAATAGAATAAATCCCTAAACTGAGCTAGTTCTGGACTAAGTTCATAACTAGCCGTTCTATCACCAAAGTCTGCAGTACCAAAAAAAGAATCTTTGACAGTATATGGTTTAAAGGTAGCCATATCTGCAGCATCACGAGTAGCCTGTGCCTGCCTTTTAGCTGCCTTAGTTGACCCTGTAATTGCTCCTACTAATGAACCCATTTAAATCACCTCTTTTTCAAAAATATAACCTACTAGTTTAAAATTGTACTTCTTTATAAATGCTTTATAACT